TCTCACCCTGCATTTCTGCCTGCAGCCAGTCCTCCGGAGCCATCCGGAAATAATCCTCCGGCTCACCGGAGATATTCACGCAGGGGAAATATCTTTCCCCCTCCGGCGTGCTTACCACGAAGCCGCACGACTCCGCTGGCGCACATCGCCGGGCGTGCGCCAGAATCGCTGATTCTGTCTCTGTCATGGGATTACTGCGAAAGTTTGTTAATGGAAAGGAAGCCGCCAAAGTTGCCGACGTTATTGCGGAACTTACAACCGCTCAGGCATTTGCTGCATTTATCCTTCGTGATATCGGACGTTGGCTGGTCATATTCATCCGCGACCGCCGGACCGTGATAACCGCACTCATCGCCGCGATAGGTCCAGGTGCAGGTGTTGGCCAGCATGATACGTCCCGGAAAAACAGCGCCGTCCGTTTCCGTCGGCGTGGACAGTACAAAGGAGGCACTGACCGCGCTCAGTTCGCTGCACTGCTCAATGCGCCAGCGGCTGATCACCTCCTGCTCCGGATCGGCGTCTCTGTTTCCGTTGACGAAGTTCACCGCATCCAGAAAACGGGCGTAAACCTTACGCCTGACCACCGTTCCGCCGACCAGACTCTGCAGATCTTCCGCCATCCCGGTGACCATGCCGTACAGGTTAGAAACCGTCAGCGTGGGGCGCGTACTGGTGCCTTTGCCATTCAGTTCAAAACCACTCCCCTGAATGGGATACGCCTGATACTGCCGCCCCTGCCAGGTGACCGGCTCACCTTTTTCGTTCTGCTCATTACAGAAAAAATAACGTTCTCCACCAACCTCTGTCAGATCGATTTCCCAGAGCACCACGCTGGCCGACTGCTCCGCACGGGTGCATTCATTCAGTGTTTCCTGCCGGATATCCTGCATCAGTTCACCACCTGTTTAAACTCTGCGCTGAACTCAACACGCAACATACTGACCTGCGACGACCATTTTGCGCAGGTCACCTTTATCTGCCTGTAACCATAAGGCGGCGTCCACAGAAAGGCCTTCCAGCCCCCGTGCTCAGCCAGAAACGACTCCAGCGCCGTGGCCTCCTCACGGGAGACAGACAGCGTCACGCTGTACGTTTTCAGGTCAGCGTTCAGCCCGGCAGGCGCACGCTGGGAATAGCCATCACCAAAGCGCACCTCCCTGACGGAAGGAGCCGATGTCACATCCATACCGGGTTTCACTTTCCAGCGGAAGGTCTTCATCGTCCACCTCCGGAGAACAGGCCACCATCACGCATCTGTGTCTGAATTTCATCACGGGCACCCTTGCGGGCCATGTCATACACCGCCTTCAGAGCGGCCGGACCTATCTGCCCGTTCGTGCCGTCGTTGTTAATCACCACATGGTTATTCTGCTCAAACGTCCCGGACGCCTGCGACCGGCTGTCTGCCATGCTGCCCGGTGTACCGACATAACCGCCGGTGGCATAGCCGCGCATCAGCCGGTAAAGATTCCCCACGCCAATCCGGCTGGTTGCCTCCTTCGTGAAGACAAACTCACCACGGTGAACAATCCCCGCTGGCTCATATTTGCCGCCGGTTCCCGTAAATCCTCCGGTTGCAAAATGGAATTTCGCCGCAGCGGCCTGAATGGCTGTACCGCCTGACGCGGATGCGCCGCCACCAACAGCCCCGCCAATGGCGCTGCCGATACTCCCGACAATCCCCACCATTGCCTGCTTAAGCAGAATTTCTGTCATCATGGACAGCACGGAACGGGTGAAGCTGCGCCAGTTCTGCTCACTGCCGGTCAGCATCGCCGCCATATTCTGTGCAATACCATCAAAGGTCTGCGTGGCTGCACTTTTTACCTGCGACATACTGTCCGTGGCGCTCTCTTCCCACTCACTCCAGCCGGACTTCAGGCCTGCCATCCAGTTCCCGCGAAGCTGGTCTTCAGCCGCCTAGGTCTTTTTCTGCTCTGACATGACGTTATTCAGCGCCAGCGGATTATCGCCATACTGTTCCTTCAGGCGCTGTTCCGTGGCTTCCCGTTCTGCCTGCCGGTCAGTCAGCCCCCGGCTTTTCGCATCAATGGCGGCCCGTTTTGCCCGTTGCTGCTGTGCGAATTTATCCGCCTGCTGCGCCAGCGCGTTCAGGCGCTCCTGATACGTAACCTTGTCGCCAAGCGCAGCCAGCTGGCGTTTGTACTCCAGCGTCTCATCTTTATGCGCCAGCAGGGATTTCTCCTGTGCAGACAGCTGGCGACGTTGCGCCGCCTCCTCCAGTACCGCGAACTGACTCTCCGCCTTCCACAAATCCCGGCGCTGCTGGCTGATTTTCTCATTTGCTCCGGCATGCTTCTCCAGCGTCCGGAGTTCTGCCTGAAGCGTCAGCAGAGCAGCATGAGCACTGTCTTCCTGACGATCGCCCGCAGACACCTTCACGCCGGACTGTTTCGGCTTTTTCAGCGTCGCTTCATAATCCTTTTTCGCCGCCGCCATCAGCGTGTTGTAATCCGCCTGCAGGATTTTCCCGTCTTTCAGTGCCTTGTTCAGTTCTTCCTGACGGGCGGTATATTTCTCCAGCGGCGTCTGCAGCCGTTCGTAAGCCTTCTGCGCCTCTTCGGTATATTTCAGCCGTGACGCTTCGGTATCGCTCTGCTGCTGCGCATTTTTGTCCTGTTGAGTCTGCTGCTCAGCCTTCTTTCGGGCGGCTTCAAGCGCAAGACGGGCCTTTTCACGGTCATCCCAGTAACGCGCCCGCGCTTCATCGTTAACAAAATAATCATCCTTGCGCAGATTCCAGATGTCGTCTGCTTTCTTAAACGCAGCCTCTGCCTTAATCAGCATCTCCTGCGCGGTATCAGGACGACCAATATCCAGCACCGCATCCCACATGGATTTGAATGCCCGCGCAGTCCTGTCTGCCCAGGTCTCCAGCGTGCCCATGTTCTCTTTCAGGCGGCGGGTCTGGTCATCAAACCCTTTCGTTGCGGCCTCGTTCGCCGCCTGCAATGCCCCGGCTTCATCGCCGGAACGCTGCAACTGAGCAACATACGCAATCTGCTCCGCCGTCACGTTATGGAACTGGCGTGCCATCGCCGTCAGCCCCGACGTCGGGTCTGTGGTCAGCTTCCCGAAGGCTTCAGCGACCTTGTCCACCTCCACGCTGGATGCAGAGGAGAAACGCGCCACACTCTGGCTGATGGACGCAATCTGAGCCTCACCGCTTACCCCCGCCTTAACCAGTGCGCTGAGTGACTCGCTGGTCTGGTCAAACGTCAGCCCTGCCGCCTGCCCGGCTCTGGACAGGACCAGCATGCGATCTGCCGTCAGCCCCGACTGATTGCCGGAAAGGACCAGCGTTTTGTTGAAATCGGACAGGGTTGAGTTGCCCTGATACCAGGCATACGCCAGCGCACCGGTCGCCACCGCCAGCGAGGTGGCCCCGACCATCGGCAGGGTGAGCGCACCGGCAAGCCCCCTGAACATGGGGATCATCCCGCCGAAGGAGTCCTTCACCTGACCACCCTGTTGCAGCAGGATCAGCCACGGGCTTTGCCCGCCTGCAAGCTGCGTGGCCACGTCGGTGAACTGTGCAGGCAGCATACGCATGGCGGCTTTATACTGCCCGACGGAAATCCCCGCTTTCTGTGCAGCCAGCGCCTGTCGGCTCAGCGACTGTTCAACGACTGCCGCTGTTTTTTTCGCATCACTTTCCGTACCGGAAAAATGACGCCTGACTCTGGCCATCTGCTCGTCAAATCTGGCCGCATCCAGACTCAAATCAACGACCAGATCGCCTACCGGTTCAGCCATACCGGACTCCTCCTGCGATCCCTTCTGATACTGTCATCAGCATTACGTCATCCTCCGTCATGTCCGCCACATCCGGGGAAGTAGGGATAACTTCATTCCCGTCCGGGCCAAAGCGGACACCTCCGGCAAGCCCTGCCGCTTTCTGCATCAGCACATCATCTTCAGGCTCTTCGTCAGCCTCGCGCCGGTTCAGCAGACTGAAATCCAGCGGATGCATATCCGGATCGCTGAAAAACAGGCTGAGCACGGTGTACGTCAGCCCGGAAAAGTGCATATCCAGCAGAACATCATGAAAATAATGGGTACTGTAAAAGCGGTGCCAGTCGGCATACTCCGTGGATGACATCCCGGCAAGCATGGCACGCCAGTCGGGTCGCCCCATCTCACGCGCCAGTTTCAGGGCAAAACTCAGCTCACCGTCGAACGCTTTCCCGCAGAAACAGGCTCTGCAGGCCCGGAGTCCTCTGCCTGTTCAGGGGCATCATTCACCACAAACTCATACATACCGGACAGCCGGTACACCACGTTTTCAGCATGAGAAATTGCCTCCGTGGGCCAGGTGGTAAGCACTTCCTGCTCAATCTGTTTAACGGCTTCATTCATGGAAGGCAGCTTTGTCTTCTGCGGATGGTTATGCCACAGGGACATCGCCACCACAAAAGCACCGGTTCTGATGGCGTCTTCCACAGTAAACTTCCGGTTGCTGTCTGACTCCGCCTGTTCTGCCTGCCGTTTCATCAGGGCGAGATGCTCAATACGCTGCAGGGCTGACAGTTCAGAAAGCGTGACGGTCACACCGTTATGTTCAAATGATTCGGTTTTCAGGAACATCGCTGACTCTCCGGATTAACTGGCGGTGACGTTGATTTCTGCAACCGCAGCAAGTTCACCATTACCGGATACGACCGGAATGTTGACCTTGCCTGCAGCAACACCTTTCACGGTGATGGTCATACCACTGACCGACACGGTGGCTTTTGTTTTATCCGCAGACACCGCACGGAAGCTCTTGTCGGTTGCGCCTTCCGGCTGGAATGCCACGGTCAGCGTCGTGCTCTTCCCTTTCACCACCGAGGTGCTGGCAGGCGTCACGGTCATGCCGGTTGCCGCTGTTACCGTGCTGCGATCTTCTGCCATCGACGGACGTCCCACATTGGTGACTTTCACCGTGCGGGTGATCACTTCCTTCGCCGTCACCGCCTTACCGATACTGCTGACCCAGCCGCGGAACACATCGATCGTGCCGTTCGGGAAGCGGATTTTATAGGCACGGGTATCACCTTCATTAAACCACGCCAGCAGCGCCTGCTGCCCCTGCTCTCCGGGCATCCACGCCAGCGTGAAGCTGGTATCTCCGGCAGATTTCTGCCCCTGTCCGGTCGCGGTCCAGTCCGCATCTTCATCATCGAGATAACTGTCGTCATAGGACTCAGCGGTCAGTTCGCCGGGCGTCAGGTCTTTAACCTTTGCCAGACGCGACCAGTCATTGTCTGAAAGCGGGTTTGCATAAGGGTCGCCGCTCCCGTTATAAACCCACAGTGTGGTCCCGGCCCCTTTCACCGGTGCCAGAGGATTTGGTGTTGGCATATCGTCCTCACATTTCATAGGTAATGACATAAGTCAGATCGGCTGAACTCCACAGGCCCGCATCATCGTCGCGCCGGTAGTCATAGCCACTGGCCACCATACTGGTGATCAAATCTGACAGTGCCGGGATATCGCTCATCACCGGATAAATCCGGGACTCCATCCACGAATCCAGCTCTGAATCCGGCACCTGAGCAGGCAGGAAAACTTCAATATGCAGCTCCGCCTGCCAGGTATCGCTGTCCAGCTCTTCGCCCGTGTATTCAGCGCCGGTGAGATAAACGGCAATTGCCGGAAAATCTTCCTCATCAAAAACAGCAGGGCGACCATCAAAAAGCGTCGCCCCGGTGTCATGCTTCTCCAGTGCATCCAGTACGGCTGCACGGAGTTCAGTATGTTTCATCGCTTTATTACCATTCTCAGTTGATGCTGCAGCGCATAGCCCAGCTCTTTCGGAAGACGCTCACGCCGTATCCGCTCAATATTCTGTTTAAACGCCGTGGTCAGCGGCACCGCCATCGGGATTTTCACCACATCAATGGGGTAACGGTTTTTCCCGGCCACACGCTGCATGACATGCCACCGGCCATTTTTCAGTTGCTGAATAAACGCGCCGGGAATACGACGGTTTCCCACCACAAGCACGCTGCCGCCACCTTTCAGGGATGAACGCTGCCCCTTTTTACGACGCCTGCGTCGGGACAGGACAACCCGCGCGTTACCCAGCCTGATTACGGGCAAATCCCCCCGGTTAACCTTGATTCTGGCCTGCGGATTTTTGACCGTGGCCCTTTTCAGCCTGGCCCTTTCCTTTACCAGTTTCCGGCGTACCTTTGTCTCACGGGCAACCTGTGACGCCGACTGCGATATCGCGGATGAAGCAACGCGGTTAATGGCCATTGCGGCGGCACCGGGCACCGCCGTTCTGCTGATACGGCTGAGGTTTTCAACGGCCTGCTCAAGACCTTTTATGGCCATACATCCCCCTTTCAGCGGCGACGGTTAACGGCAGGCGGTACGCCCCGCCCAAGCCAGAGATGACAGCTTCCGCCATCATCCGGCGAAATCCGGTCTATCCAGAAGTTTTCCTCACCGATGGTCAGCGTGTCGCCGCGCCGCAGCTGCCGCACATCATCAGTCCGGACAAACAGGGACGGGCTGGAGCCTTCAACGCGCACGCCCTGTCCGGCATAGCTGATATTTTCAGGGTCATCAAAAACACCACGTATCACAGCACCGGACTGCTCACCGGATGTCATGGTGGCTGACGTTCCCATGTACCCGCGTATCGTTTCATCGGCGCGGGCAATGGCAGCATCGAACAGGTTATCGAAATCAGCCACAGCGCCTCCCGTTATTGCATTCTGGCCAGGCCGCGCTCTGTCATTTCAGCTGCCACACCGGCAGAGACACGGAACGCCGTTCCCGGCAGCACAAATGCCACAGGTTCATCCCGCGTGGCGTGAAGTGCATCAGTATGCAGCGTCACCAGTGCCACAACCGTGACCAGTTCAGCCGTATCCTGAATCACGGTATCCGGCTGCGCTGATACCACCTCATTTTCATGCCCGGTCAGCACATTTTCCCGGCTGAGAGGGGTGTCCTGACCGGCAGTTTCATCCGTGTCATCAAGCTCTTCTTCCAGCTCTGCCACACGAAGCGCCAGTTCTTCTTTCGTTCCCGTCAAACTGACATCGCGGTTCAGTTGCTCACCCAGCTCCTGAAGACGGGCAATCAGTTCATCTTTCGTCATGAACTCCTCCACAGAGAGAAAATGGCCCCGAAGGGCCATGATTACGCCAGTTGTACAGACACGAACTCATCAGGATCAGCCAGCAGCATCAGCGGTGCTGACTGAATCATGGTGAACTCACGCGCCGGATCGCCGGTGGTCACCCAGTTTTTCGGGTAACGGGCAGAGGCGTTAATGCCTTCGCGCTGTGCGTCCGCATCCTGAATGCAGCCATAGGTGCGCAGACCGCGTGCCTGAGTGTTCCCCAGCACCATCGTGTTGTCCGGCAGGAAGTTCTTTTTGACGCCGTTTTCCACGTACTGTCCGGAATACACGACGATGGCCACATCGCCATACATCCCCTTGTAGGACACCGCTTTGCCCAGGTCTTTCACCGCTGTCTCCAGCTCGGAATGAGAGCCGCGACGAGTATCCAGCTTCTCCTTGACGGCTTTGAAGGAACGGAACAGCGCCCAGCCTTTCGGATCAAACACGATGATATTCACCACTCCGCTGGCGTTCAGCGCGTAGGCTTCGATATCGTCGGTCGGGTCATACGTGGACTTGTCACGCTTGCTCCACTCCGTGCCGCCGGACTGCGTGATGTTGTTGGCCGCACTGCGGCCCATATCCACCTCAACCGGATCGAAAGCTTCACCGGTCATGGTGTATTTGCCCTTAAGCACGGCAGAAACTGCCTGCATCTCTTCGACCTGGGCAATGGCCAGCTCTTCGTCACGCATGTTCTGCATAATGATGCGACGGCGGCGGTAAGCCGGGTCCGCCAGATTCTGCGGATCTTCATCCGGCAGGCGACGCAGGGTCATCTGCGGATTCACCTCATGCTTCGGCTACATGAGTCAATGACGTAAGTATGTGAATGATATAAGAGGAAAAATAGAGCATAATCTCTACCAGAATGACTATGTTGCAATACATGCTGCAATACACAGAAATGAATTTACATGCTGTTCGATTATTAAGTTTCATAGCCGAGTTGCAGATCAGCAACTCACCCACCAGCCCAGATAATTTCATTTTCACACTGGAGGACTCCTTGAAATCAAGGAATCATAATCCTGCCATGTCATCATTCCGGCCTTCTCAGATTTGAGGTGTGCGGAAAAAATAAACGCTATTAAGCAGCTATGTGGGTACTGCACTTTTTGGGTAGTGCAACTATCCAGCTTCCTCAAATTAAGGATTGTGGAAAAATCAATGAGTCAGGTTTATTCCCCCGTTCTCCCCCAATGGGGGTTTTCGAAAGAATCAATGGGTTAGGCCATCGTGCAAATTTGCACTCTGCCAGCCAACGCAATTTTGCGTTATCAGTCCTCAGATGTGAGGGATGTAGCCAGCTTTTCCCCCAGTGGGGATTATCCAGTTACCGACGGTTTAACCGCCTGTGCCAGCACAACGAAAGAATTTGCGGGTAGCTTTAAACTACTCACAACATCCCATCTTACAGGCCGTGCCTTTCAACTTTTTACAATGCAATAAGTCAGGTAACGCTATACGTTCCACCGTGTACACCGCGCCAGTAAAACCCCCGGATTCGTGGTTTTCCTGAATATCAGGAATCTACCGCCGCAACCGTTCCGGCTTCTTCCACTGATAAGTGTTTTTCGCGCTCTCCCTTCGTTGTTGAGAACGGCGACGGTATGCCAGCAACTCAAGGAATCTGATCCGTATGTCGCGCATATCCACGCCGTTAAGCTCAATACCATCACGGCGCATCACATCAGCAACAACACGCGCGTAATTTTCGGCGATCACGCTGTCCGGCTGCGTGGCCTGTTCGTCATGCTGCTTGCTGATTCCACAAGCACGGCGGATTAATCGCAGTATTTCGGATTCAGTCATAGCGTACTACGTTACTTATCTTTATTCAGCTGCAACTTATCCGGTACGTTTCCGGCAGTTTCCATCAGATAATCGGACAGCATCAGCGGTATGTTTTCGTCAAGTTTTGCGCATGCGTTACAGGCTCTGATAACTTCTTTTTTCAGTCCATCCAGCATAGACGGCTTCATGTCGGGAAACTTCCTTGTCATGGCAAGCGGCAGGCTGTCCATGATTGAAGAAATCTGACTCGCCAGTTTTGAAAGCACGTATATACAAAACGCTGTATCAATAACGTCGCCGCGTTCGCGCTCGTTTTTAAGCTCCTGCGCCTCTGCCTGTGCTGTCAGCAATCTGATCCTGACTCGTAGGAGTTCATCATCATCAATCTCGCCCGTTTCGTTTGTAATCTGGCTGATTGCATTGTTAACCCGATTATCTATTACACTGGCGACATCATAAAACGCCTCGCGGCCCTTACGCTCGACGGGAATCACTCCCCACTTATCGAACGCAGTGGCGCTTACACGGCAACTTTTTGCCATGTTTTTTTTGTTCATCAGGTGCAATTTCATTGATACCACAACTTAATTACTGTTTCAGGTTGGTGTGTTGATTGTGTTTTTCTCTTATTATTCATACAGATATAGCGAACAACAAAACCACCACCAGTCCCCTAAAAATGCTCATAAATAGCGAAAACCCGCGAGGTCGCCGCCCCGTAACGTTCTGGATCGCCGGAAAGGACCCGCCAGCCAGAACGGGCCCTAATTTCATCAACCAATCAGCTTATAGCGACCATCCCGCGCATTGCGGCGTACACGCTCAATCTTGAGGCATAGCGCCGCATCTGGCTTTTTTGGGACAGGTACGCGGCAATATTCAGAAGCGCGCGGAATATTGTTTATCCAGTCGATCACTTCGCTTAAATACCAGGCCTTACGCCCTTCCGTAACCTGCACGCGTTCGGGGAACTCTCCACGTGCTTCAAGGTTTAGCAGTGTACGACGACTCAGGGTTGTAAGTTCCATCACCTGATTCATATCAACAAGACGCTCGCTTAAACGCATTTTGTCAGCAATAGCCTTTAATTCCTCTACTGCTGGATCCGGATACATCATTTCGGCAATTGGCTTAAGGTCATTGTAATGATTCTGCATTGTATCCCCCTTTACACACGAGCCAGCGGCTGAACAGAAATACCTGAGCCAACAAACGCTGCAATCTTTACTGACAGTTCTTTTACAGACTCAGGCCAGTTCAGAGCATCAACATTTAAGACACCTGTCTTATAGACCTGAGCCTGTGTTTTTTTCGCGGTGTCGATTTGTACAGCGGAAACATAAACCGCTTTACCTACGCTCGAACCATCCCATACCACCAGTGCACCTGTTGCATCTTCCTGCATCAGTGGCGTAAATGCAGGAATTACCCCTTTATTAGCTGAAAATATCCCCAGCGTAGTCACCAGTGCTTCAGTGCCAGCCATGAGTTCAGTGTAATGAGTAGCCATTGCTCCCCCTTAGCCAATGCGAACGGTAACAAAACGATTGATGCGGGCCGGTATTGGCTGTGGTGCTGAATGTGTCTGCACATATTCAATAGCCGGATCACCAGGCACAATATAGTTTTTCGGTGCAAGTTCGGCTTTAGTCAGCCCCATTCGGATTAGCTCCGGATCCTGAATACCGCCATAGGCGACAATCCCCTGAAGAGCCGTATTGCCAAGCACCATCAAATCAGGATCAAGGAAATGTTTTTCAGTTCCGTCCTCGTCGGTATAACGCCCGCTGTATACAACAATCGCAACATCGCCCATATACCCTTTAAAACTCACCGAATCACCAAGGTCTTTAAGGGCCGTTTCCAGTTCGGAATTAGAACCACGACGGGTATCCAGAGCCTCTTTTATCGCTCTGAATGAACGGTATTTCTTCCATACATTACCGCCCATAATGATGATATTAGTGACGCCCTCACTAAATTCTGCGTAGCTCTCAATATCATCATTTGGATCAAAAGTTTCTTTATCCTTACCTGACCACTCAGCACCGCCGGACTGCGTGATAATATTTTGTGGTTTTATATTCCAGTCCAGTTCATAGCGTTCAATGCCATCGCCCTCAATGATATTTTTCCCCGTTGTGATTGCCTGAACGGCAAGCCATTCAATACGTGCACGAATAGCTTTAGCCTGATTTACAATCGCCTGTTTAACTTTAATATTACGCGCTCCAAAAGCATTGTATTGCTCAGGTGATACACCAGCAGGGCGCACAGCTAACTTATTTGGATCAATGCTGCTTTTCGGCTTCATATAGCCTGGACGAATTGTCTTTGATTCGTACCCTTCGTCACGTGAAACTTTACTACCCACCATAGGAGAACAAAACGCTGCAATTGGGATATTTGGATCGTCGATTGTATCAAGAATAATGTCTCTTGATTCAAACATTACCGAGCGAGTGAAAAACAAACTGGTAAACAATGCATTTAATTTTTTTTGCACCTCTTCTGCATTAGCCACCTGCACAAGCTGGGCAGGCGAATATAAATCAACCATACTCATCCTCTTTACATTCATTAAAAATAATTGTGGATATATGCTATCACCGATATTTGTCATGCTAACACATGCAACCGAGTGCAATGTTGTATAAAGTTTTGGGATGACAACTTCAGCGCGGATAATTAGTGTTAATATCTTCACTCCCTTTGGTCGGGATTTATGTAGCATGCCGGAAAATATATTTTTTCCGGCCTTTTTTATTGGCAATATTTAAAACGGAATATCATCTCCCCATTGCTCATTATCTCCCACTGGTGGATGGCTTCCTTGCTGATCTGCCTGTTGTTTTGCTCTGTTCAGTGCATCAGTAGCCTGCCCCTGTTGACCTTTTTTGCCGCCCGGTCGCACCGTTCTGGCACTGATTACGCTGTCTGCGATAACCTGCCAGCCCTGCCGCGTTTCCCCGTTCTGTCCGCTCCACTGGCTCACCTGCATATTACCCGCCACGCTCAGGAGTTCGCCTTTGTGATGCTTTGCCAGCGCGTCGGCTTGTCTGCCAAACGCCAGCACAGATAACCACATCGTCGCCGTTCCGTCATCTGCCTGGCTGCATGGCAAAGATACCGCCATCCGTGCCAGTGTCATGGGTGTTCCCTTGCTGGTATGTTTTACCTGTGGGTCGTCCACCAGCCGCCCGTAAGCTGCTATTTGCGCCGTCATGCTGCCTGCTCTCAGGACTTAATATTGATGGTTGTCACTTCCTCCTCTTCGGCAATCTCCCGTTCGGTCAGCGTGGCAAAGTTTGCAGCCGCCGTTGTCATGAATGCGCTTATCAGTTCGGGATGTGCTTTCGCGTATCCTTCCCCGGCGTTGCGGTCTATTGCCTTAATCGCCACCCTTAGCCAGTGTTCAGCCATATCAAGGGCGCGGTAATGTGGCTTTATATGTTTGTTCAGTTTTCCTGATGTGTGCATTTTTATTTTTACCCCCTCGTTTAAAAAGTTTTTTGTGCACCACCACCTTGTCTACCTTGTCTACCTGATTAGTTATCAGGCCAGTAATGGCGCGGGTTTCAGGGAGGTAGACAGCCCCAAATAGCTGTCTACCTCATCTCTACCCGTCTCCTTACCTGTCTACAAAAATGGGTAGATAAGGTAGATAACAGGTAGACAGTGAAAAATAGTTATCTACCTGCATTAATACATTGAAATAAAAGTATTTTATTTCAGTCAGGTAGACAAGGTAGATAACCATTGCCATTTTTTATAAAAACGCATCGCAATCATCAGTAGTCGTTGCGTTGGTCTGCGTGACTCCCTTAACTTTTCGCGTAATATATTCATATCCGTAAACTTTCGCCGCTGACCTCATAGCCTTTCCGAACTCATTCACGCTCAAACATTTCCCCTTTCCTGTATATGCCATGAAGGCCATATAGACACGGTAAAGGCTGTTTCTGGTCGTGTACTTCACGGTGTCACCACCACCGCCCATCATTAGCCCACGAGCTTCCTCCAGAAACTCCAGCGCCGCGCAAAGCTCAACAACCGGATCCGTTTGCTGCTTTATTGCCAGAGCTTCATCACCGTCACGCTGTTCCAGTAATAAAGCCCGTGCCTTTTCAGGGTCAGCAAAATTAGCCAGCAAGCGGCGGATAATTACGGGGATTTCTGCCGCTATCTTTTCCGGTAATTCCTTGTCTTTTTCGTCCTCCCTTACAATGTTGTCGAACCGGAAAATCACCCGACGGCGTGACACACCTCCGGCCCGTTCGGTAAAGATCATCGGGTCGTTATTGGTTGCCAGTACCACCGCCCTTATTATCGTCGTGAATCGCTTCTCATATTTCGGGTTAATTTCAACGGGATCGCCTCCCGTGATTTTCTTGATGCCCGTGCCTTCCCCCGTATATTTCAGCTGATCGGCAAGGACGATAAGACGACTCCCGACAACCTGCGCGCGCCCTCCTGCATCATCGAGTGATGTCATCTCTGCGCTTACGGTGTTCTGTTTGCCAGCAAGCAGGGTGGCAATATGGGTAAATGTACTCTTACCGCTTCCCCCGTCTCCGGTGGCCTCAATGAACATCTGCCAGTCGTAGCGGTTCGCCATAATCATGTATAACGCGGCACATATACGCATCATCTTGCGCGGGTCTTTTCCTGCAGCATGTTCAAGCCATTTATGGAAATTTGGCGCATTATCGCGGATGTTTTCCCCTGCTACTGGTGGCGTGTACTCAATGCCATTGTGCGTGGTGCTCCAGTGCTCCGGTAAGTGCGGAGAAAAATCCCCCGTTTTCAGGTTAAGCACACCATTAGTGAACGGTAGTAAATCACCGGACGGCTCCCCCATGGGGTCGGCAATAACTTTTAACGCTTCCACGGCGTTATTGATTACACGTTTGCTGAACGTGGCCCTGTGCTCTGAATAGATCGCCACCATTTCGCGGCTCAGCTCCATTGTGCTGACCGGACACCATACCCCGCCGCGCCATACGTGGACGATTTCACTTTCTGCATGAACACACACACCATCAAAGCGATCGGCAAGTAGTTGTGCACGTTCACTGTCTGCCATCTGTGAAAGTTGCGCCTTTTGCTTCGTCGGAAGATTAAGCACCAGACTTTCCCCACGCTCGCATTCCTCTTTGAGTCGCGGCAACTGGTCGGATAAATCCACGGGGCTGGTGTCAGTAATCCCCGCGTATTCGTGTACGGTCTTCACTCCAGCCACAGCCAGTAACGTAACAATCTGCGTCATGCTGTGCTCTGTGATATGTCCTGCGCGGTAAACACGCACACACTGACGATCTTCATCAATGATCCGGTAATCGATGATGTTTTTCAGTTGCTCATCAGCCAGCACGACAGGCGGCACATCGTCGGCGGCAATATGTTTACCCGCCCATTCCTGCCACTCTTTCGCATGGCTCCACGCATCACTACCTGCAAAGATGATTACCTCTGTCAGTCTGTCGCGTGGCTGTTTTTTTAAGTTCGGTGCCAGTTTCATTTTTTGCCCCTGAATGCGTTAATCATGCTTTTCATTTTCTGGATGTTTCCCCGCGCTTTTTCCCTGCTGGTGGGCTTACTGCGAGGTGCGGCATATACCAGGGAAAAATCACGCCGGAACTGATAAACAGGCATCACGCAGTCATAGCTATACCCCTCACGGCGGTAAGTGATGCGCCGTTCTGCCACGCCTTTAATCGTTACCGTGCCGCCGTATTTATCGCGGTAAATATCGCCGTTCATAAATTCAGGCCGAGCGGGGCCGCTGGCAATAAAGCCAGAATTTTTCATTTCCATATTATTTATTCCTCGACTTAACTCGACTTATTTGATAACAGGGCACTATTTATTGCGTCATTGAGTTTTTCTGCTGCTTCATCAATAAGTGACAACAGGCCATAAGCAATATTTGCATCTTCATTGTCATTTATGCAATCAAGCCACATATTTAATATTGCTTTTGCTGAATTATTTAAAGTTAATGAACTTTCTGCACATGCTAACAATTTAAAAAAGACTTCCCGTTCTGTATTCATTTAATCCCCCACCAGCTTACTTTCTTCCTCAATCAAAAAACTAGCGACACTTCCCGAAAGACGCGCCAGTAGGCTCGCCAGTGCGGATATATCAGCATCTGTAATTTTGTTCGGGTATACCTCAAGAAGGCGGCAAATAATTTCTGTCTGGTGCGCACGTTCAGCGGCTTCGTGTAATGTAATTTCCTGCATTAATGCACCTCTTTTAATTCATACACTGCTGAAATAATGACTTGTGATAAGCCATATTCTGATGATTCGCTTCTCACCACAGCAATAGCCGTCTGAACATTAACAGCCTTCACGTTCTGAGTGATACCAATTGTGTGGCCTCGTGGGTTAACCGCTCGGGCAAATACACGGAAGGTTTTAAGCACGGCATACCTCCTGACGAATACGGGCGGCGAATACCCTCACGCAACCAGCCGGGGATTGCTGGCGGGCTTCCTGTTCGCTGGTGGCCACGATGTGAATCACGCGCGGTTGTGCCGTACTCAGGGCGATAAAACGCCAGATGAAATTGTTTTCGCATTTCTGAATAAACAGCGTGTTTTCTTCACGCCCTTTCCAGAAAGCCGCAGTATAGCCCATCTCCTTAACCATCTTGCGGGCATCAACCAGCGTGTCAGCGGCTACATGTACCGTAGTTGCTCCATCTGCCATGCGGTCGTGGTGTAGTGCCAGAAAGGTGTATATAAATTTAGGGTGAGTTTGGGTATGCTGTGTTCCAGCCATAATCGTTACCTCGTTTAACGGTTTGGTTAGAAGCCCGGTTAGTGTTCGCGCACTGCCGGGTTTCGTCGTTTTTATGAATCGATCATTGTGAGATACATAGCGACCATAATGTGAGATATACATTATATTGTGGTGATATACATTGCAAGTGTTTTTATATATCACTTTTGTGTATAGTGATATACACATAACAAATTGGTGATTAACTATGTCTGTATACAAAAATGCAAAATCGCAAATGACAACGATCAGGGTTCCCCACGATGTTATGGAGGGCATGGAATCCGTAAAACTGGACGGCGAGAGCAACGCCGGATTCATAGTAACCGCCATGCGCGGTGAGATCGCCCGCCGCCAGGCAGAAGGAAGCGGAGAAAATCCCCTCGTGTCTTCACTGGATGCCTTAGCTAAGGTCGAACAAATCGGCATCAAGGCAGCGGAGGAAATCGGGCAACTCGTAGCCGTCGCTCGTGAAGAACTCCAGCGGCGTAAAGCCAAAGAATCTGAATAATTAGTATCAGCGCCGTGATGTGAGTAACTACGGCGCATTGCTATGTAAATACTGGCAATAAACAGAAAAGGTAGTTCTACTCCGAATAATTTTATCTGACACTACTCCTGAACTAACATGCGCTTATCTTACAGGATATAAATATAAATCCATAAAATCACGATTAAATAAAGTCGCTCCAAACATAAACCACACCCAACGCTTAACAAGATAGCAACAAACAGATAAATAACTTGCAGAAATATTTATCGCAAGGATTATCATTATTAATGACAAATCACTTTACCAAGTCATTCCCCTCTCTTATCATAAAGAGAAAGTAATAAATAAGTTAAGGGAGTTAGAATGCTATGAATCTAAAAAAAATAGCCACAAACACAAAAAACAAGATAACAGAAACATTCAATAAACTTATATTAGAGGCATCTAAAACCCCCACACAAGATGAAATTAAAATACTTGAGAGAAGGAGTAAGAAGTTTAATTACTCCTTTTTCTCATACGCAGTCACAGGAGCTATAATAGTTTTTTGCTCTCAACCATTAATAAAATACGCAAACCCAATACTTATTTTATTGAGTGGCCTGCTATTGTCTCTCACCATTATCCACCTCAGAATTCTTTATATTTCACAAACAAATAGATCATGGACAAAAAATAAAAAAACCGCATATGTTACTTTAATTTTATCTGTATGTTTCCTAGCGTCAACATTGACGTTGCTATATCAGGCTTACGATAATAACATCACACACAAATTGTACTGTAAAAATATACAACAACTTATTGAAAAAAGGATAGAAACAGAAAAAAACATCAGCATATTCAGTGGAATGCAATGCACCCCGGTATATGATTACTCTTTATTTGGATTTAATCTCTTATAAAGAATGTTATTACTGATTTGAGTACAAATTCTCAAATCAGTAATTCATAATATTTTATTCTGAGATAATTTAAACTACCCACTCACCTCGAATCCATGCCTGCACTTCTGAAAGACGATATGCAACAGCAGTGGAACCAATCTTGATCCGCTTAGGAAATTTTCCTTCCTTCTCCAGCTTCCAGCGTGTGCTGTTCGCAAGAGTGGTTAGCTCCCGACATTCTTTCTCACGGATCATTCGGTCAATGTTAGGAATGTACTCCAGACCCTTTTTATCAACAATTGCCATTTTTTTCATGTTAACCAACCTTTTGTTTGAGGATTATCACTTTTGAATCAGCACCTGCGATGCTATTGAGATATGTAGTCCAGAGTTCCAGAGCATCCAGTTTTTTAGCCATAAACTTACTCCGGTTGTAAACACCTGCCACGCCAGGTAGCGCATGGCCTAACAGTTGTTCTACTACATAAAATTCAACACCGAGATCACTTAGATGAGTAGATAGCGTTCTTCTAAGGTCGTGTAGTGACCATTGTTTTTCATGGCCCAAACGTTTACCGATTTTCCCCCCAATCTTGCTTACGCTTTCTCTAATTCGCAGACTTCCCAGCACATAACCAGTATGTTTTGTCTCTTCGTGAACATCCGTTACCCACTGTCGTAGAATTTCAGGTACTGGTCTGACGATTTCAACACCAGTTTTTGAGTGATCTTTTGGTACAGTCCAAACCCAACTTTCGAGATCCCATTCGCTCCATTCTGATAATCGGGCTTCACTCATTCGACATCCAAATACTGTACAAAGCACAAACATTTTTCGCGTGTATTCAGACATTAGTTTTAAATCAGGCTCGACAAAAATTGCCTTCCAGAGCTGGCCGAGTTCGGCTTCATCCAGAACCCGATCCCGCTTACCTGCAATCTGCCCCACATCACTCATGCGCAAATCCTTTAAAGCATCACACGTCGCGTACTGGCGTACCCGACAAAAACGAAGAGCTAATTTAGTGTCAGAAAAAACATACGCCGCCATAACTGGTGCATTACGTTTAATTCGGTCAAAACAGTCCAGCCATTCATATAGGTGAGTGTCATTTACGGGCAAATGACCGATATAGGGAAAGATATGCTTTCGAAATCTGCCAAGCGTTACAGCATGAGTTTTACGACGCACCTTACAGTAATTTTCATACCAGTAATTTAGTGCATCCTCCACAGTGACCGGCTTTAAGCGTTCTTCAGCCTGAATCTTAATCTGGATACGCGGATCACGTTTGTCAGCCAACCAACCACGGCACTCGTCGCGCTTTTCCCTTGCCTGTTTGAGTGACATATCAGGATATTTACCCAACGTTAGCCAGACCGGAGCAGCCCGGCCACCTGCTAACCTGTAGAAGAAAACAAAGCTCACAGCCCCTTTAGTACTCACACGAATAGAAAGCCCCTTTCCATCAGCAATGGTGATCTGCTTTTCTCTGGGTTTCCCCAGATATCCTTTAAGCGCTTTGTCGCTCAGTTTGTTCTCGCCAGCCATTTTTAGCCCCAAAAAGCAATACAAGCTGCAATACAGAGATGATTGCAACACACAGATAACGAGGAAAATTCAGTGAAAGCACCAGATAAACTTATTCTTTATTATCAAAAGATTAAGTGTAAAAACCAGCAACTACACGAAAGCCTCAGAAAGCCATGCTAAGTGCTTCGGCTTGACATATCCCGGCGTAAATTCAGAGGTGGAGCCGCCACGGGAGCGGATAACCTCACCGGAAACAATCGGCGAAACGTACAGCGCCATGTTTACCAGCCCCGGAATTTGTGAGAGATAGACTTTCTCCGTGGTGAAGGGATAGCTCTCACGGAAAAAGAGACGCAGAAACAGCGGATCAAACTTAAATTTCTGCTCATTTGCCGCCAGCAGCTGGGCGGTTGTGTACATCGACATAAAAAAATCCCGTAAAAAAAGCCGCACAGGCGGCCTTTAGTGATGAAGGGTAAGGTTAAACGATGCTGATTGCCGTTCCGGCAAACGCGGTCCGTTTTTTCGTCTCGTCGCTGGCAGCCTCCGGCCAGAGCACATCCTCATAACGGAACGTGCCGGACTTGTAGAACGTCAGCGTGGTGCTGGTCTGGTCAGCAGCAACAGCAAGAATGCCAACGGCAGCACCGTCGGTGGTGCCATCCCACGCAACCAGCTTACGGGTGGAGGTGTCCAGCATCAGCGGGGTCATTGCAGGCGCTTTCGCACTCAATCCGCCTGGCGCGGTTGCGGTATGAGCCGGGTCACTGTTGCCCAGCGGCTGGTAATGGGTAAAGGTTTCTTTGCTCGTCATAAACATCCCTTACACTGGTGTGTTCAGCAAATCGTTAACGGCATCAGATGCCGGGTTACCTGCAGCCAGCGGTGCCGGTGCACCCTGCATCAGACGATCCAGCGCAGTGTCACTGCGCGCCTGTGCACTCTGTGGTGCTGCGGCCAGAATGCGGCGGGCCGTTTCCACGGTCATACCGGGGGTTTCTGCCAGAACGCGCGCCTGTTCTTCGCGTCCGTGAGCCTCCTCACAGTTGAGGATCCCCATAATGCGGCTGTTTTCTGCCGCAACCGCTGCAGTGATCTGCGCGTTCACGTCCGGCTGCGCCGCGCTGGCGTTTTCGCCCTCCGTCGCTGGCACCACCTCAGTAACGTCAGCCTGCGAAGCAGTGGCTGAAACAGTTGTTGATTGAGTCTCTTTGGTCATTCGCCCTCCTGAGAGACGGGATTTATGTGCATCCAGTGCATCACGCATGACGGTGATCGCATCGGTGCTGTTAACAAGTTCATCAGCCAGTCCGGCATCAATGGCCTCCTGACCGCTGTACACTGCAGCCTCGGTATCCAGCACAGCCTGCACAGACAGGCCGGTATATGCCGACACCTTCTGCGCAAACATCCGGCGGGTTGCGTCCATCCGGGACTGCAGTGTCTCCCGGACGTCATCCGGAAGATGGCTGTAAGGAGTGCCATCCACCTTATGGCTGCCGCTGTAAATCAGCGTGATTTCCACGCCCTGTTTCTCCAGGGCAGCACCGTAATTACTGTGAGCCATCATGACGCCGATGGAGCCTGTCCGGGCGGTCTGCGTGACCAGACGCCGGGAGGCGGCACTGGCAAGCAGCTGACCTGCACTGCAGTTCATGTCGTTGGCCAGCGCCCATACCGGTTTTATGTCACGCACACGGGCGATGATGTCAGCGCAGTCAAATGCCCCCGCCACCATTCCGCCTGGCGTGTCCATATCGAGCAGAATGCCGTCCACCATCGGGTCGCTGGCGGCCTGTTGCAGACGGGCGATAATGCCGTTGTAACCGGTCATCCCCGAGTACGGCTGCAGCGCCCGCGTCCGGCTGACCAGCGTGCCGGACACCGGCAGCACGGCGATGCCGTTCATGACCTGATAACTGCGGGCCTGTCGTGGTCCGTCATCATCACCGGATAATGCCAGCGTCGCGAGTGCCTCCTGGGCAGTCAGGCTGTCGCCGGACACCGCATCCGTCAGGCGGCTGATCCCAAGCTGGCCTGCAAGCGCACAAAAGAAAACCCGCGCATAGGCGGGTTCAAGCATCAGCGGCTCATTAAAGGCCATGCTGGCAATATGCGGGAGATTACGCAGCTCTGCTGTCACTCTCCTCCTCCTCTGTTGATTGTCGCAGCCCGGATTCAAATGCCGCAGCCGCCCAGGCGGGCGGTTTAAGACCGGCCGCGCGGCGCTCCATCGTTTCACGGACCTGCTGGGCAAAAATTTCCTGATAGTCGTCGCCGCGTTTTGCGCACTCTTTCTCGTAGGTGCTCAGTCCGGCTTCTATCAGCATCACCGCTTCCTGAACTTCTTTCAGACCATCGATGGCCATACGACCGGAGCCTATCCAGTCGCAGTTCCCCCAGGCACTGCGGGCTTCCTGAAAACTGAAGCGCGCTTTTGAAGGTAACGTCACCACGCGGCGAACGATGGCCTCTTCCAGCCAGCACAGAAACATCTGGCTCGCCTGACGGGATGCGACGAATTTTCGCCGCCCCATAAAGTGCGCCCACGACTCGTTCGCGCTGGCCCGTGCCGTGGAGTAGCTCATCTGGGCGTAATTCCGGGAAAGCTGCTCATACGAGACACCCAGTCCGGCAGCGATATACCGCAGCAGTGACTGCTCAAACACGGAGTAGCCGTTATCCGTGTCCTGAGCCGTCTGCAGGTTCAGTGAGTCACCCGGCATCAGGTGCGGCACTTTTGCGCCTCCCAGACGGACCGGTGCTGCGGCGTAATACGCGGCAATTTCACCAATCCAGCCCGTCAGCCTTTCCCGCTGCTCCTGACTGTTCGCACCCAGAATAAAATCCATCGCTGACTGCGTATCCAGCTCACTCTCAATGGTGGCGGCATACATCGCCTTCACAATGGCGCTCTGCAGCTGCGTGTTCTGCAGCGTGTCGAGCATCTTCATCTGCTCCATCACGCTGTAAAACACATTTGCACCGCGGGTCTGTCCGTCCTCCACGGGTTCAAAAACGTGAATGAACGAGGCGCGCCCGCCGGGTAACTCACGGGGTATCCATGTCCATTTCTGCGGCATCCAGCCAGGATAGCCGTCCTCGCTGACGTAATATCCCAGCGCCGCGCCGCTGTCATTAATCTGCACACCGGCACGGCAGTTCCGGCTGTCGCCGGTATTGTTCGGGTTGCTGATACGCTTCGGACTGACCATCCGGAACTGTGTCCGGAACAGTCGCGACGGGCTGGTATCTCAGGTGGCCTGAACGAACAGTTCACCGTTAAAGGCATGCATGGCCACACCTTCCCGAATCATCATGGTGAACGTGCGTTTTCGCTCAACGTCAATGCAGCAACAGTCGTCCTCGGCAAACTCTTTCCATGCCGCTTCAACCTCGCGGGAAAAGGCACGGGCTTCTTCCTCCCCGATGCCCAGATAGCGCCAGCTTGGGCGATGACTGAGCCGGAAAAAAGACCCGACGATATGATCCTGATGCAGCTGGATGGCGTTGGCAGCATAGCCGTTATTGCGTACCAGATCGTCCGCGCGGGCATTGCCACGGGTAAAGTTGGGCAGCAGGGCTGCATCCACACTTTCACTCGGTGGATTCCACGCCCGCAACTGCCCACCAAATCCGCTGCCACCGCCGTGATAACCGGCATATTCGCGCAGCGATGTCATGCCGTCCGGTCCCAGTAGGGTGGGAATGGTGGGCGTTTTCATACATAAAATCCTGCAGGTCCCCTGCGTCGCTGTGTCATGCCGGTCTGCACTTCCAGCTCTGCAATATATTTTTTCAGGTCAGACACGGAAGTGGCCGTAAACTTCACCCTTCGTCCGTCTTTCTGTACTGTTGCCACCCGTTTACCTGTCATCAGGTCATGCAGTGCCGCACGGGCAGCGGCAAGTTCTTCCTGTCGCGTCATTCATCCTCTCCGGATAAGGCACGGGCGTAATCTGCCAGTGTTTTCTTGTTGGTTGCTGCACCATCCTCTTCCTGCAGGCTCGCCAGCAGCGCACTGAGATCCAGCTGCCAGCGGGAAATACTGATGCGCAGCGCCGCCAGCGCATAAACGAAGCAGTCGAGCGCCTCATTGCGTCGCTTTTTGCTGTCCCACAGTATTTTTTTCCTGCCATCCACCCATTTTTCGACCTGCTCTTCAGCCGTCAGCTGCTGCGCTTCGGTCAGATCAAAAATATCCGGGTTATTCGGGAAGTGAACGGCACCGGGAAGCGGTTCATCCCCTTCCGGCGTCAGTGTGAAGCGGTTATAAATCTGCTCTTTCGCGGTATCCGTACCGATTTCGGTAAGGTAAACCCCGTTTTTGTTTCGCTTACGTGGCATGCTGGCCACCGGCTTTCCGTAGACGGATGCCCCTTTAATGGGGATCACCCGGAACAGCCCATGTTTTTTCGAGCGTTCATACACAATGGTCGGGTCAATCCCGCCAGTATCCCAGCAGATACGGGATATCGACATTTCTGCACCATTCCGGCGGGTATAGGTTTTATTGATGGCCTCATCCACACGCAGCAGCGTCTGTTCATCGTCGTGGCGGCCCATAATAATCTGCCGGTCAATCAGCCAGCTTTCCTCACCCGGCCCCCATCCCCATACGCGCATTTCGTAGCGGTCCAGCTGGGAGTCGATACCGGCGGTCAGGTAAGCCACACGGTCAGGAACGGGCGCTGAATAATGCTCTTTCCGCTCTGCCATCACTTCAGCATCCGGACGTTCGCCAATTTTCGCCTCCCACGTCTCACCGAGCGTGGTGTTTACGAAGGTTTTACGTTTTCCCGTATCCCCTTTCGTCTTCATCCAGTCTTTGACAATCTGAACCCAGGTGGTGAACGGGCTGTACGCCGTCCAGATGTGAAAGGTCACACTGTCCGGTGGCTCAATCTCTTCACCGGATGACGAAAACCAGAGAATGCCATCACGGGTCCAGATCCCGGTCTTTTCGCAGATATAACGGGCATCAGTAAAGTCCAGCTCCTGCTGACGGATGACGCAGGCATTATGCTCGCAGAGATAAAACACGCTGGAGGGATCATCCGGCGTCCATTTGAGGCCAAACGGCGTATCTTTATCGCCAAATTTAAGGTACTGCTCCTCCCCACAGTGCGGGCAGGCAACATGAAAACGCATAAAATGCGGGGATTCACTGGCTGCACGCTCAATCTGGCAGGTGCCTCTCACTTTGGGCGTGGAGCCACGGATGGACTTTGGCCAGACCGAGCCTTCAATACGCTTATCGCCCAGGAACGTCGGAGAGCCTTCCTGTTCAATATCCTCATCAAAGGCAGCAAGTTCATCATAACCCGCCACATCCACTGACTTTTCACGGTAGTTTTTTGCCGCTTTACCGCCCAGGCACCAGAAGCCACGCCCATTGGTAAAACGCTTCATGGTGAGCGTGTTATCCCGGTGCTTTTTGCCATACCACGGTGCCAGCGCCAGCAGCGACGGAATATCACGGATAGTCGGCTCAACGTGGGTTTTCATAAAGTTCTCGGCATCACCATCCGTCGGCAACCAGATAAGGGTGTTGCGCTGCTTATGCTCTATGAAGTAGGCATAAACACCCAGCAGCATTTTGGAATAACCAACACGGGCAGACTTCACCACATTCACCTCGCGGATGTAGTCACTGCCCATCGCATTCATGATGGCCCGCTGAAAGGGCAGTGTTTCCCAGCGCCCTTCCTGGTATGCGGATTCTTTCGGGAGATAGTAATTGGCATCCGCCCATTCAACGGCGGTCTGTGGCTCCGGCCTGAACAGTGAGCGAAGCCCGGCGCGGACAAAATGCCGCAGCCTGTTAACCTGACTGTTCGATATATTCACTCAGCAACCCCGGTATCAGTTCATCCAGCGCGGCTGCTTTGTTCATGGCTTTGATGATATCCCGTTTCAGGAAATCAACATGTCGGTTTTCCAGTTCCGGAAAACGCCGCTGCACCGACAGGGGGATCCCGTCGAGAATACTGGCAATTTCACCTGCGATACGCGACAGCACGAAAGTACAGAATGCGGTTTCCACCACTTCAGCGGAGTCTCTGGCATTTTTCAGCTCCTGTGCGTCGGCCTGCGCACGCGTAAGTCGATGGCGTTCGTACTCAATAGTCCCTGGCTGGAGATCTGTCTCGCTGGCCTGCAGCAGTTCTTCAACCTCCCGGCGCAGCTTTTCGTTCTCAATTTCAGCATCCCTTTCGGCATACCATTTTATGACGGCGGCAGAGTCATAAAGCACCTCATTACCCTTGCCACCGCCTCGCAGAACGGGCATTCCCTGTTCCTGCCAGTTCTGAATGGTACGGATACTCGCACCGAAAATGTCAGCCAGCTGCTTTTTGTTGACTTCCATTGCTCATTCCACGGACAAAAACAGAGAAAGGAAACGACAGAGGCCAAAAAGCTCGCTTTCAGCACCTGTCGTTTCCTTTCTTTTCAGGGGGTGTTTTAAATAAAAACATTAGGTTACGGCGAAGAAGAACGGAAACACCTTAAACCGGAAAATTTTCATAAATAGCGAAAACCCGCGAGGTCGCCGCCCCGTAACCTGTCGGATCGCCGGAAAGGACCCGCAAAATGATAATAATTATCATCTACATGTCACAACGTGCATCTACGCCATCAAACCACGTCAAATAATCAATTATGACGCAGGTATCGTATTAATTGATCTGCATCAACTTAACGTAAAAACAACTTCAGACAATACAAATCAGCGACACTGAATACGGGGCAACCTCATGTCAACGAAGAACAGAACCCGCAGAACAACAACCCGCAACATCCGCTTTCCTAACCAAATGATTGAACAAATTAACATCGCTCTTGAGCAAAAAGGGTCCGGGAATTTCTCAGCCTGGGTCATTGAAGCCTGCCGTCGGAGACTAACGTCAGAAAAGAGAGCATATACATCAATCCAAAGTGATGATGGATGAACATCCCGGTTTCTTCCACCATCGCACCGGAAAAGCGACTATGAGGGTAACCCTGCGTCTGTCAGCACAGTAAAACCCGGTGTGCATCGTTTTTGATTATTCCCGCACACTCACGCAGAAGGAATTCCCCGTCGGGCTACGGTCATGGTTAATGCGGGAATACGGCGACGATACAGCGCAGCTAAAAGGG